CCAAGGCAGCCCCCGAACAGGACGCCTTCCGCTTTGCTACCTATGCGAGCGTGAGCGGCATCAGCACCACCGCAGGAGCAGACCTGTCCGACGCGGCAGCCGTGCTTGCGGCCCTGATCGCCAGCCAGAACAAGATGGACGAGGACGAGGTGCCCACCACCGAACGGTATCTGTTCATCACCCCCACGCTGTACAACCTGGTGCAGAACATCGACACCACCAAGAGCAAGGCCGTGATGGACAGCTTCGCCGCCGTGACCAAGGTGCCCCAGAGCCGGTTCTATACCGCCATCGACCTTAAGGACGGAATTGACCATACCGGCGATGATGAACCCGGTTCCGATGAAACCGCCGGCGGCTATGCCAAGGCCTCCGGCGGCAAGAACATCAACTTCATGGTGATCCACAAGCCGGCGGTGATCCAGTTCAACAAGCACGTGGTCAACAAGATCATCACGCCCGAGCAGAACCAGACCAGCGACGGATGGATGTTCTTCTACCGCAGCTATGGTCTGGCCGATGTGTATGAGAACAAGCTGGCCGGCATCTACCTGCACGCCGCCACGACCTGACGGAGGTGATGGGATGAGGACGGTTGGCAGAGTGTACCCGGAGGAGGATGGGCGCCGTCCTCCTCCCGGCGTGAAGGCGGCCGATCTGCGTGAGAGCGTGGATGCGGCTGCCTGTGCCACAGCGAGCGGCAACCAAGCCGACAGACCGCACAGCGCGAACACCGGAGGCGGTCGTGCGAACGTGGTAAAGCGGCCTTCCGGGGCCGGGAAACGGGGGCGAAAAGCGTGTACCTGACCTATGACGAGTACAAATCCATGGGCGGCACGGCGGAAGAACCCGCTTTCACCCGCCTGTGCACGGCGGCATGCGGGCGCATCGACAGACTGACCCACGGACGCATCCACGGTTTGGACGAGGTCCCGGAGGCGGTCAGGCTGGCCGCGTTCGAGCTGATCCACCGGGCGGAGAGCTACGAGGCAGAGGACGCGCGCATGGCATCCTTCACCAACGACGGAATGAGTGTTTCGTATGTGCAGGAGACGGCCCCGCAGCGCGATTCCTCGCTCAACAGCGTGGTGATTGACCTGCTGTGGGGGCTGAAAGCCGCGGACGGGAAAACGCCGCTGCTGTATGCGGGGGTGGCAGGGTGAGTATGCACGGGTACCGACGGTATTTCACGGATACCGTGACGATCTACCATAAGACGGTGGACCCTGTGACGAAGGACGACGTGTTCGAGCGCGTCGTGGTGCCGGCTGTGATGGCGCGGTGGCATACTGAAAGGACGGTCGATTCGTCTGGCGTGGTGAAGGTGGCGCAGTCGCTGAGCGTGACCGTGCTGCCCGATACCGACCCCGGCGAGCTGATGCAGCCGGGCGACTACCTGCTTGTGGGCGACGGGCCGGAGCTGACGGAGGAATACACGCTTAAGCACCTTCGGCGCGACTGGCCGGGCCTTGCGCAGATACAGGCCATCGCGGACAACCGGGGCAAGCCTCACCTCAAGCACAGAAAGGTGGAATGCGTATGAAGCTGACCATCAAGGACTATTCGCAGTTGTTGCGCGAGCGTGGCATCGGGCGCGGGCATCCTGTACAGGTATTCATTGCAAGTGAAGCTATCAGGCTAATGTGGAAGTACACACCAAAGAAGTCAAAAGTAATGGCGGGGTCCGCTAAGGTTGCAAGCGGTGGAACGGAAATCCATCAGTACACGCCATACGCCCAAATTCAGTACAAAAACACACATTTCCGGCATCGTGGCATCGAGACGCACCACTGGTTTGAGGCCATGAAGCGGAACGGAGGAACCGAAAAGATACTTAGGGCGGCGTGCAAGAGGGCAGGTGCAAGATGAACGCAGTGATGAATCAGGTGATCGCGTGGCTGGCCGGATTTGAGGGTGTCGCAGGGGCGCAGCGCGTAACGCCGGACCTTCTGGAGGACGGCGACATGAGCCTGAGCGACCTGCCGGAGGACAGCGTGACCATCTATGTGGACGGCACGCGGGATGTGACCGCCTATGCCATGTTCCGCCTCCGCCACGGGGTAAAGACCCACGGCGAGCGCATGGAGGCGCAGGAGCTGCTGGATACATTCGAGCGGGAGGTGTGGCGGCGCAACCTTCGCCGCGACCTGCCGGAGGGAGACGCCCGCACGCAGTTCCAGAGCGTGACCGTCAGCCAGAGCCCGTACATGCTGGAAACCGACGGCGATACCGCCGTGTTCCAGTTCAGCCTTGAAATCAACTATGTGCAGGCTGTATGAGCTTGACAGCCTGCGGATAATGCGGGTATGATACGGATGCGCGGGCAACCGCGCCGGTGCAGAGGGTTCACCAAGATCCTGAAAGGGAAGGAGGTGAAGCCTGTGTTGCAAATGCTTTTTGAGGTACTCAACATCCTGCTGGCCGCTGCCATGGCAACGTACATCGGATGGCTGATGAACAAAAAAAGAAACGGCCACGATGAGCAAGATCGTGACCGCTAAACAGCAGAGGTAAAGGTTCAACCCTCTGCACCGTTACAATATCACAGCCGCATGGAAAAGTCAAGCCGCCCGCGTACCGCCGGAGCGGCTTTTGCATACCCCAAAAATGAATGGAGGAAAAAGATTATGGCCAAAAAGCGTATGGCGTGGGAGACCGCGCATTATCTGGGCGTGGTGGCTGCGCCCGAAACCGAGGACATCTATCTGCTTGGCGTGGGCATCAAGAGCCTGAACCGCTCGCCTTCTCCCAAGACGACCACGGACGCCTACATCAATGAAAAGAACGGATCGCCCACCATCACGGGCTATGACAACAGCTTCGCACTCAACTATGACGACATCGTGGACGATGACGCCGTCAAGGCGTTGCAGCGGGTGGCAGACGACCAGCTCACGGGCACGGACGCGGAGTTTTATTACTACCGCGTGGATCTGCTGGCCGAGGCTGAAGCAGGCGCCTATCCCGCGCGGCGCTATCGCGTTGCGTGCGAGCCCGGCGACGAGACCAACGAGGCCGCGAGCGTTGTGACTGCAAGCTGCACCTTGCGCCAGATCGGCGACCTTGAAAAAGGCACGTTCAACACGTCCACCAAGACGTTTACTCCCGATTCGGAGGCATGACAGACGACGGCGCGCCATGTGTTCCTGCTGCATGGCGCGCCGCCTGTGAAACTTAGGAGGAGCTAAACCAATGAAAGAAATGACCATCAGAATGCCCGAGCCCGTTAAGCTCAAGATCAACGGGCATATCTTCCAGCTTCAGAAAAGCGACGTTGAGATCCTGCACATGGTTCAGGACGCCAAACGCAAATACGAAGGCAGGAATATTTCCGGCGTAGATGGCGCGCTGGAAGCGGCCGGCGACCTGCAGAGGATGATCGACGGCATTCTTGGCAAGGGTGCTACCCGAAAGCTGAGCGGTTGCGACAGGCCCGGCCTTGCTTTTTCCTACCACATGCTGACGGAGATCGCGCAGGGCGCGGTTGAGGCCTGTGCACAGGCGCTGGTAGAGGCGTATGCATGAGTTTTCTCTGTCGCACATTCCCCGGAAGGCCTGGCCGGGGGCTGTTTTCGGTGAAAACGGACAGAGCTATGAGGTAGATGCGGATTTTCGCACGGTGCTCAAGTGCCTGCGCGTGCTCAGGGATGAGGACATACGGGAACGCGACCGGCTCTATTTGCTGAAACAGTGGTTTTTCCGGGGGCAGGATGTGCCTGGAGGGCTTGAAAAGTTCATCGGGTTTGCCTTTGGGGAGTGCAGGGAGCCGTCAGAGCAGCCGCGCATGATGGACTTTGAGCAGGACGCCGATGCGATCTACGCATCTTTTCTGATGGCTTATGGCATGGACCTGACGGAAATACCGTTCCTGCACTGGTACAAGTTTCTCGTGCTTCTTCGTCTGCTTGGTGAGGACACGCCGCTGGAAAAGCGAATTGCGCTTCGCGGAATGGATACATCCAAACTCAAGGGGGAAGCGCGGATCAGGGCCGAGCGGGCACAGCAGGCTGTGGCGCTAAGGGAGCCTGCAAGCGCAAGGGAAGAAGCCGTGCGACAGGAAATCACCCGCGCGCTGGAAGAGGGAAAGAACCCGTCGGAGATCATTCGCAGGATGGGAGGCGATGAGGATGCCGGTTGACGGAACGCTGATCTTTGATACGGAAATCGACAGATCAGGGATTGAGAAGGGGTCAAAACTTGCAAAGAGCGACCTTGAAAAGCTCGGAGCGCAGGTAAAGGATATTTTTTCATCCAAAAGCTTAACCTCCGGACTGGCAGATCTGGGCGGGAAGCTGGTTGGCGCGTTTGCCTTTGCCAAGCTGACGCAAGGGCTGGGGCAGGTAGCAACCGCCGCCATCAAATACAACGCGCAGATGGAAGCATACCAAACCAACTTTTCCGTCATGCTTGGGGACGAGGCAAAGGGTGTGGAGTATGTCGCGCAGCTTCGGGAAAAAGCAGCCAAGACACCCTTTGGCATGGAGGATCTGGCCAGCGCAGCGCAGACCATGCTTTCCTTTGGCATGGACGCTGAAAATGCCAATACGGCCATGGACCGCCTTGGGGACATCGCGCTTGGCAACAAGGACAAATTCCAGAGCCTTTCCCTTGCGTTTTCTCAGATCAGCGCAGCCGGCAAGCTGACGGGAGAGGACCTTTTGCAAATGGTGAACGCGGGTTTCAATCCGCTCAACACCCTTGCTGAAAAAACCGGCACAAGTCTGGGAGATCTCAAGGATGTGATGAGCGGCGGAAAGGGGTCCGCCGCGTTTCGCAAACAGATGAAGGACGCCCAGAACGAGGTGAAGAAGCTCGGCGCCGGGGCCAGCGAGGGCGCCAGGCTGCTTGCCCAGATCGGACAGGAAGGCATGATCTCGGCCGAGATGGTGGGCAAGGCGATGGAGATCGAAACCAGCCCCGGCGGCCGCTTCTACGACGGAATGGAGAACGCCAGCAAAACGCTTGAGGGGCAGTTTTCAACGCTCAAGGACAACTCCATGCAGCTTGTTGGAAACATTTTCAGTCCCATCAGCGATGCGCTGAGCGGTGTGATTCTTCCGGCCGCAAACGGCGTGATCGATGCGCTGAACGGGCTGTTTGAGGACAAGAGTTTCAAAGTGGAGGCAAAGGCCGAGGTAGAAGCTGCAAAATCCGACCTCAACAGCCTTGACGATGATGTGAAGAAGCTCAAGGAAAAATTCCTACAGGAGCAAATCACGATCAATATCAACACCGATGCTGCCAAGGGCGTGGCTTCTGAGCTTCAAGACATGTTTGAGGTGGAGCCGCGTTTGAAGGACTGGTCAGAGGAAGATAAAGAGAAGGCGTTTGCCATTATCGATGAATTGAACGCGCTTCTCCCGGAATTCGACTACACGCCGGATGAGCAAGGGCTGAAACAGCTACAGGAAGCTCTCAAAGAGGAGGGCGGCTCGGTTGACGCGCTAATTGAAAAGTACAAGGAGCTCGCCCAGCTGCGCAACATTGGCGACTTTGTAGGCGGCTTGAAGGGACAGCTTACCGACGCACAGATCAATGCGGCTATGCTAACCCAGAAAAAAGGCGGATATGAGGCGGCATTGGCAGAGAGCAAGAGACTAGCGGCTGCATATGGAGCGTTGGGCAGCGAACATGGCGATCTGAAATCAATGGTTGACTGGATGGCGTTGACCGGGAACAGCATTGACGCAGACGCAATACAAAATGGTCTTGGTTTTCTCAAGACTTTCTCAGACCTTGGAGGTAATCTCGGCGACTTGCCCGGTTTTGACAAACTTATTGATGAAGCCGGAAATCTGAAAGGTCCCGGAGACCTCGAAGGTGATTCCGAATCACTGACGGCATTGCAAAACGCTCTATCCGCGCTGTATGAATTGGCAGGAGACAAAGCGGTGGAAGAAGACGAAAAGGTAGCGGCCTATGAAGCAGAAATAGCCGCCATTCAGGCAACGCTCGACAATGCAATGGCTACCATAGCATCGCTTGAAGCAGAGCTGGCCAACGCCGAAAGCCTCAAGGAGCGGATTGAAGACGGCGAAACGCTAGAGGGTATCTTGTCGGAAATCTCTGCCGAGCCGTATACAGCGACCGTTGAGGTGGATGACCAAGTAACCGAAGGTGTTGAAAACGCAGAACAAGCCCTTGATGGGATTAACGGTAAGACCGTCAACACATACATCAAGGTAACGACGGTGCCGGGCGGCGGGGATGTTGACGGCTCGCACGCTGGCGGTCTTGACCGTGTTCCATTTGATGGCTATATAGCGCAGCTTCACGCAGGGGAGGCGGTATTGACGAGGTCAGAGGCGAGCTTGTGGAGGGCTGAAAAAGCCGCATCACTTGTAGGCGGTGGCATGTTGGGTGACGCTGGCGGCAGCTTCCAGCAGGTGAACAACTTTAACGTCCCCGTGCAGACGCCGGACGAGTTTGCCAAGACCATGCGCCTGTATGCCACCTATGGATTGGAAGGGGTGATCTGATGGAAACCAGCCGGGCCAATGTGCTCATCCACCGCAGCGATGGGCAGACCTTTGCCATAGATGACAAGCCCATTGGACTGCTTGAGCTGAAAGGCGTTGATGCGCCCGCCATGGAGGTATTCACCGAGAAAAACGCCGTGGGCGACGGCGACACGGTGACGGGCAGCCGCGTGGCGGCAAGGGACATCACCATCCGGGCCAAATCGCGCGGGGGCATCAAAAACGCCATTCTGCGCGCCCGGGCGGTGGTGTTTTTTGATCCGCAATTCACCTACGACGTGGATATCAGCTACGACGGCGTGACCCGCACCGCGCGGGACTGCCGCCTGCGGGCCGTGGCCATCCCGTCGGGCAGCCTGTATCAGCCGCTTGACATCACGGCCACGTTCCTGTGCCCCTATGGGTATCTGGACGGAGAGGGCGGCATGGATGGCGTGGACCTCAACAGCATTACGCCAAGGCTTGGGTGGCCGTATGTGTCGATGATGAAGGACGGCATCGCTTATGCCACGGCGAGCAACGACCCGCCTGTTAGCCTGCACAGCACGAATGCCAATGGCGGACAAGTGAGCTCCACGGGCATGCTGTTCGGCGTGTACAACTACGACAAAACCGTGGTCATCCACAACCGGGGAAGCGCCCCCACCTGGGTGCGCGGCGTGTTTACCGCCATGGGGCCGGGCACGGTGCAAAACCCCAAACTGATTCACGGGGACGCCTTCGTGCGCGTGCTGTATACCATGAATCCGGGCGACGTGGTGGACATTGACACCGAAAAACGCATCGTGCGCATCAACGGGGTGAACGCGCTGAACAAAATCGACAAGGCGAGCAGCTTCGGCAGCATGCGCGTGGACCCCGGCTACAGCGTGATCGGCTTCGACGCCGACACCAACCCCGACCAGCTCAGCGCGCGGGTGTATTTCCAGATTCGGTATTTGGGGGTGTAAGGTATGGAGATAGCCGGTCTTGAGAAGAATCTCGAAACCCTTACCTATTTCCAGTACCTGAACCTGCAATGGAAGCGGCGTTACTACGAGCCGGGCAGCTTTTCCATGCGCATTCTGGCGGCGGACTATGACCCGCGTGTGAAATTCCTCTACACGCCGGATCGCCCGGAGGTGGGCATGGTGGAAAAGGTGGACTACGAGCGCACGGCGCAGGGCGAGTTTGTGCAGCTGAGCGGGTCATTTCTTGAGGCGCTGTACAACCGCATCTATGCCTATCCGCACATCAAGGGGACGTACACGCTGGCGGCGCTGCTTGACCACGTTCTTAATCATCCGGGACAGTGGTACACACTGGACCTGTACGCCCCGCAGCCGGACGCGACCGCCTTTGACGAAACCGAGGTGGACGTGTCCTGGCAGAATGACACCATCACCGACTGTCTCTATTCCACGCTGAAAACCCTCGAATTGAGCTGGCGGTTCGTGCTGGACCCGGACACGGGGAAGGTGCTGCTTCGTATCTGGCAGGGGGCGGACCGGACGCAGGCGCAGGAGGCAAACCCCTTTGCCCTGTTTTCGGACGACAGCCACCACGTAACGCAGTTTTCCTATACCGAAGACGAAAGCGGCTACAAGAACCATGCCGTGGTGTTCTACGGCAGCGACTCCATCGGCGATCCCTACCGGCACGACGTGTACACCGAAAACTGGCAGACCGAGGGCCGCCGCTGGCTGATGATGAACGTGGACGACGACCTGACCGAAGCCGAGCGCACCCAGAAGGCGCATGACGAGCTGAAAAAGTATCCCATCGTGCAGAGCGCCGACATCGAAGTGATCCAGAGCGGGCTTTTGTACCGGAAGGACTACGACCTGGGCGACAAGTGCGACGTGGTATGCCACCGGCTGGGCAAGAGCTTTGCGGCGCGCATCACGGGCGTGAACGAGGTGTTCAAGGCCGGGCAGCACAGCGTGAGCCTGACCTTCGGCGAGAGCGCCAGCACGGTCTACCAGCGCGTGGCGCGGCATGGCCGGGGCGACGTCCGCGGGTACGAACTGCCGCAGATCACGTCCAGAAGGGTGCGCATCCTCATGCCAGGGAACGACTGGCAGACGGCAACGATCAACAGCCCAAAGACGGGGGTATAGCCCGGCGGCTGCGCACAGGCGCCACCGGGTGCCGGAGGGGCGCTTCGCCGCCATCGGGGATCGCGGCGCATGGACTGCCCGCATCCCTGCGATCGTTTTTTCAACCACTCACCACAAATGGAGGTGCATTAATTCTCATGTTTTCCCTACCCTTTGACAGCAAGATCACCGGATACGATTCCAGCGGCATCCCTCAATACGACCGGGCCAGCGGCAGCGCGGAGTTTGCACGGCTGCTGGCGGCGTTCCTGACCAACGGCGTATTTGGCAGCGGCATGTTTGCCGTGACGGCCAAAACCGGCATGCAGGTGGAGGTGAGCGCGGGCAGCTGCGTGATCAACGGGCGGTTCGGCTTTGCCATCGTGCCTGAGACGCTGACGGTTGCAGCGGACGTGCAGTACCCGCGCATCGACACCGTGGTACTGCGCATGGACGTGGCCGAGCCGGTACGCGACATCCACCTTGAGGTACATCAGGGCACGCCCTCGCCCGCGCCGCAGGCCCCCGCCCTCACCCGCGACGGCACCGTGTGGGAGCTGGGGCTGGCCAACGTGCTCATCCCCGCCAACAGCACCGCCATCGCCCAGGAGCGCATCACCGATACCCGGCTGGACACGAGCCGGTGCGGGATAGTTGCGGCGATCAACAGCAAAATCGACACCACCGCCCTCTACAACCAGATTCAGGCCGATCTGGCGTCCTTCAAGGGCACGGAGCAGGCGGGGTTTGCCACGTGGCGTGAAAATGAGCAGAATGTTTTCGGCGCGTGGAAGGAAACGGA